AGTCAGGGTTTTTATATACAGCCCTTGCAATTAACAGGCGTTGTTTTTGTCCTGTACTAATACCAATACCTTCCATTCCTATTTTAGTATTATATCCTAATGCTAAAGTTTCAATAAAATCTTCAATATTAGCTACTTTTACGGCGTGTCTTAATTTATCTCTATCAATAATATCAACGCCAACAGCAATATTATTAGCGATAGTATCACTAAAAATATATCCTTCCTGCATTACAACGCCACACTTATCTCTCCATGCAGAAGGAGAAATAGTATTTAAATTAATTTCATTAAGTTTAATTATTCCTTTAGAAGGGGCATAAAATTTCATAAGTAATTTCATTAAAGTAGTTTTTCCACTTCCACTACTACCTACAATTGCAGTAATTTTATTAGAAGGAATTATAACTGATAAATCTTGTAACACAAAATCATTACCAGCTCCCTCGTATTTAAATGATAAATCTTGAAGGTTAAAAGATAAATTACAGTCCAAAATAGTTATCTTATCTGTATCAATTGGTTCTTCATCATCCTTGTTATGAATTTCACCCAAACGCTCTAAGCTCAATTTCGCATCTTGCCATGTTTGAATAAAATGTACCATTTCTATAACTGGAGCATTCAATTGACCAATGATGTAACTAATTGAAAGCATCATTCCTAATGTTACTTGTCCATCCAATACTAATTTAGCAGCTAAAAACGTAATTATAATGTTTTTAAGTTCATTAATTAGTGATGAGCCCGAATTTTGAATAGTAGTTAATGATAAATTTTTTAAATTAATTTTAAATAATTTTGCTTGAAGTATTTCCCATTGCCATCGTTTTTGTCTTTCTGCATTATGTAACTTAATTTCTTGCATCCCATTAATCAATTCAATAATCTTACTCTGATTTTGACCTCCCTGCTTAAATCTTTTATAATCTAAATCAGCTCTTCTTTTTAAGAAAAAGATTATCCAAATAAAATAAATGCAAGAACCGATTAAAAAAACAGAAAATATTTTTAGATTATACCATGCCAGTACACCACTGAAAATAAAAAAATTAAATAAAGAAAACAAGGTATTAAGAGAAGAACCCGTTAAAAAACTTTCAATACGGTGGTTGTCGTTAATTCGTTGCATTATATCACCTGTCATCTTTGTGTCAAAATAATTTATAGGTAATTTCATAAGTTTAACAAAAAAATCACTTACTAATGAAATATTGATACGACTACTTATGTGCATTAAAATATAGTTTCTAATTATGTCTATGGTTGTCCTTCCAAAAAACACCATAAGTTGGGCAAAAAGTATCAAATAAATAAAACGAACATCTTTATTCTGAATACCAATATCTACAATACTTTGAGTTAAAAATGGGAAAATTAATTGTAATAAACTTCCAGCAAGTAAACCTATTATTAATTGAATGATAGGTTTTTTATGTTTAAGTAAGTACGAAAAAATAAAAGAAAAATTTTTCTTTTCTTCTTTCGAATTTATTTCGTCTGAATTAAATTCGTTAGTAGGTTCTAATAATAATAATACTCCTTCATCTATACCATCACTTACCCAATGCTTAATAAATTCGTCCTTATTATATTTTAATAATCCATGAGCAGGGTCAGCAAGAAATATGCTATTATTTTTTATTTTATAAATTACGACAAAATGGTTTTGTTCCCAATGAGCAATACATGGTAAAGGCACATCTTTAACCAATGTTTCAAAGGGTATTTTTACACCTAAAGTACGGAAATTTAATTTTTCAGCCGCATCACTTAATCCTTGAAAATTTGTTCCTTCTCTTGTTGTTCCGCTTAAATTAACGATGTTTGCCAAACTATATAGTTTTCCATAGTACTTAGCAATCATTCGCAAACAAGTTGCTCCACAAGTCATTTCATCTGATTGAGGGTAAAATTCAAATTTCTTCACAAAGCGCATTTATTATTAATTAATCATTTAAATTATAATATTTAATCGTTTTTTCTTTTAAGTCATTTTTACTCCAATCTTCCCATTCATTAGTGTATGGACTATATCCACATTTCAATGGCTTACTATATATATTCTCAGGCTCATCTATGTAAGCTCTACAATCAGAACAAACATGTCTAAATTCACAATCTTTACATGTTTCAATATTATCTTTTTTTATTTCCCAAAGCTTTCTAAAATTGATATTATTAAAAACTTCTTCAATATCTGTAGTGAGTATGTTTCCAAAATGCTCTTGCATACTTGGGCAATTTTTGATATTCCCATTTACATCAATACTGATTTTTCTGTTAAGGCAAGTATTATAGTGTTGAGATTCAAGAAATAAAACACGATTAGCTATAAAATAATTTGGATGTATAATGCCACATTTATTTACTGAAATATTACCTTGTAATAAGTAAATTTTCTTTATAAAATTATGACCACATTCTATGATTTTTTCTTCAATATTACCTAATATATAAATATCAAATAGCCTATCGTTACTTAAAATGAATTTTTCAACATCATTAATTGAATCGTAGTGAACATTTTGAGCAATTATCTCAATTGATTTTAAAACCGAAAAGTCAAAAAAACAAACAACTTCTTTAATTATATCCAAATGTACAACATCAAAAAATCTCAGTTGTAATGAAACTGCATTATTATTATTTATAAACTCTACTATTTTATAAAAATCAATTTTAGTAGAATAGTCGATGATTATGTTAGACACTTTATGAGGATATACAAAACTACTATCAGAAGCATTAAAATAAATGTATTCACTAGAATTGCTTTTAATAACATAACCTTCCTTTGTCAAAAAGTCAAAATACTCGTCAATAGTTTCTTTATGTAATTTATACTTATCTCTAATAGAATTAAAACTTGACGGCAAGTCCTCGTTAATTAAATTCGCTAAAGAAGTAGGGATTATGTCGTATTTATTATTTTTTAGGTCGATTATCAAAGCTCTATTATAGCCAGAAACTATTTTGCAATTTGACGAAAGAATATACCAAATGTCATTGTTTTCGTTCATAATATTTTACTGATTGGCTTATAAAATGTATGCGTGATAAAAGTTTCTGTCTTATATTTTGAGCATTTTACTGCGGTAAAAAAGTTTTTATTCGGTTCTAATTTTGTTAACGAATAAAATCCTAGAGGAAGAATTGTTTCAACCGTATTTTTATTTACTTTTTCTTTTTTCATGTCTTTTTATTATTGAATTAGCTAGCATAAAATTTATATTGTAATTACATGATGATGAAATTAGTCCAAACTGACCAGTTGGATTAACTTCTAAAAAGTAATATTTATTATCCAAACTTTTTATAATATCAATAGAACCAAAAGTTAATCCAATATTATTCATAAATCTACTAATATTGTGTTCAATTTCTTTTGGGAGTTGATAATTCAATATATTGTTTGGATTTTCATAATCATAGTTCCTGAAATCAGTTTTGGTTTTATTACTATCTTGAGAGAGGATTGCAGCGGAATAGCATACTCCTTCAAGAAAAATCACTCTTATTTCGTATTTTTTTTCTATTTTTTCTTGAACCAGACTTGGTAAAAATTTGCCAACAGCTTTTGTTTTAATTGAATTAACATCGCATGTATAATTTATAAAAATATTCTCATCATCTTTAAACAAATACGTTTCAAACCCTTTAGTAATTAAATTAGATGATTTTTTTTGAATTTTATTTAAATCTTCGAAATTATTTATAAGAAATGTTTGCGGGATTGTTAAACTTGCCTTTTTTGCTTCAATTAATTGATTATACTTAGAAATAATGAGTTTATCATAGCTATTAAACCAAATCTCTTTAGGGAATATATCTAACAGATTTTTATACATTATTTGAACTTCATTTTGGGCATGTTCTGAATAAAACTCCTCCAAATGGATTTTAACTTTAGATGACCATTTCCACATAAACAAACAACTAACTTCATTAATATCAATCTTTAAATCCCGTATATATAACTCATTATTATTCAAATCAAAATAAAACTTCTCGTTAACAAAATCCTCTTGTGATAATTTTATATAATTTTTAAAATTTAAAAAATTAAATATCTCCTCAATGCTCAATATCGTATTGTCAGAAGTGTTTTTACTAAATAAAATAACCATATACTTATAAAGGGGAATAATAAGACGTAGTAAAATACCACTGATTGTTTTTAAAACAACATTGAAACAGGCTTCCGTTTTTTGTTGTCAAATTTAATATTGTTTTTCTCTGATTAGAATTAATCGGATTGGTCATATAAAAATCTAAATTAAAATCTTTTATTATTTCCATATATGAAATTAATCCATTAATTATATCTTCGTTAATTCTACCTTCTAAATCAATTGATTTCAATATTTTTTTATCGACTTCATTACTATCATTAAATAGAAAAAATTTAGTAATAAGCAAATCGTATTGTTTTTCATCAATTAATTCGATTGCTTTAGTAATAAATAATTTTAAACTATCTGATTTATTTAACTTTTTATTGTTTTCTCTTAATATTTTTTTTTGAATTTCTTTTGGCATAGTTTTTAATTTATAGAAATCACTTTTGTCTTTTTCAATTATGTGATTAATGTAAATGTCACTATAGCATAAAACATTATTATTAGAAATACCTGTTTTTCCTATACTTTTTATTTTATTTTTTTTAAATATTCTAATTTGGTTAAGTTTTTCTTCACTAAGCTTATGTTTATACATATAAATATACTTAGTTTTATCAAATTGGTTATTGGCAGTAAGATAGATATTGTTATTGTGAATTTGAAACTCATATCCAGCAATATTTGAGGTAAGTGTAAAAACTTTATGAATATTAGCTTTCATAGAATTTGTGATTGCATAAATCGAATATGTTATACTATCCTGATTATATTTATTAAATGTTAAGAGATATAATTTTTCGGTTTCAAAATCTACTACTAAACTTGCGAAATCTTTTTGAATTGACTTGGTAAGTGAATCGTAAAGAATACTCTTAACGACTTCAAGATTTTTGTTTATAATATCAATTTTATACTTACTCGATTCTAAACGAAGAAAAGTAGAATCATTTAGTGAAGTAATGTAAGCATTTGTAGTAAAATCTGAATGATGAAATAAATTGCTTTTGAAATATAACTGGCAATTTGTGTTAATAATATCTTTATTAAAGTAATATGGAGCAACGCTACAATTAATAATATCAAATTGCCCACATTTTAATGATTTTGATGCAAATTTTTTAAATAAATAATTATTAAATATCGTATCTAGCTTAGTTTTTTTTCGTTTTACTATAATATCATTTAACTTATGAATATCATAATGTAACTTTTGATTAATCGTATCAACATTTATTATTATAGAAGAATTGCTGTCTTCAATTTCAAATAGACCTAATGAAAATGAAGTTTTGTTTAACTGATTAAATTTACCAAATAAATTAAAAAAGGCTGATTTGTAGCTATATGTTTTTTCATTATAACTATATTTATTATCTGCTAATGTGATTTTAGGTATTTTATTTAAATTTATAAAATCTAAGGTTAAACCTGTTTTAAATTCTTTCAAATAAAGTACACTTTCCTCTTTGCTAAGACATATATAAATATCATTTGTTATTTTTGAGAAAAAGTCTATCGACCTTTCATCGATTCCCGTGACAAAAGTTAATTCATTTGATAAATTATATATCTGTGAAAGTTCATTATTATAGAAATAATCCTTAATTGGCTGCGAAAAAGAAGTCTTTACTATAATTACTAGCAATAAAACGAGGTATTTCATAAGAATGAAAGCAGGTAATACTTAAATTACCTGCTTTAGTTTGTTTTTTAGAATTAATTAACTTATAGCCTGAGCAGAAGAAAATTCTCCTACTAACTCATAACTGCCGTCTCCTGATACAACCATTGGAGCGGGATCGCCATCTCCAACAACTACATCGTCACCATAAACTATACCAAGAAAAACTTTACGGTATATTTTATAAGTACCACATTCAAATTTACCTTCTCTAACTAATTTATACTTTCCACCTTGGATATTAGTTAAATCTTCTATTTTATGTTTATTTAATTTTTCCATTTTTTATTTTATTTAAATAATTAATAATTTACGCTAATCCTCCGTCTTCTTCCGAATACGTATTTCCTGTTTTTATACCAAAGATTATCTGTTCGAATATACGAACAGTAAAACATTGACCATCAGGACCAACGCCTCCGTTAAGTGTTTTAAGTGCCCAACGACCGCCAGAAACACTTTTCATTTGAGACTCTGATAAAGCCTTAAATTTCACAGAATTTAATTTTTCCATTTTTTTAATTGTTTTTTAGTTAATAATTACCTCACTATTGAGGCTTGGCAAATATAACGATTAATGATATAATATATTGCTTCAATCGTTAAAAAAAATTAATTCATCTAAAACTTAGCTTTGTAAGAAATTTTAAAAATTGTGCTATTTTTACTTAAACAGACATTAACGTTTCCATATTTAGCGGTTTGTTTAATATCTCTATTTTTTTACTTTGAGCCTCTTCAATTTCATCAGGACTAAAAAAAGCAGAAAGTAAAATCACTTTGCCGTGTTTGGTATGTAATCCTAATGTATTGAATTTGGCAATAAAATCAAAACCATTTAATACAGGAATATTGTTACCTACAATAATTAATTGAAAACCCAAGTCCGTTTCTTCCAGAAAACGTAAAGCTTCATCTGCCCTTTTAAAAGTGCGAATGTTTTTTGCTCCGCAGTATTCTAAGGTCTTTTGATTGATAAAATTATCAATTTCAGAAAAATCAATAATTACTACTGAATTAATCTTAGCCATTTTAATTGCTTAATACGTTATTAAAATCCTTACTATACTTTAAAATTTCTGATACAAGCTCCGAACCAAAGTATTCGGCAATCAATACAGTATGGCATTGGTTGGAGCATTCAATGATAAATTGATGCCCCATCACTTCATCATTCAAATAAATCTTTGCACAACTGCCCATTAAACCTCCTTTGCTGATAATGGCTTTTAAAATATTTATCCTTTTACTCGCTTCCATATCTTTAGTAAATAGAGATTTTTCGTTTCATTAATCAAATGTAAAATTAAAACATTTCATGTCATATCTGACCTGATTAAATATTAAAAATATGTCAGATTTGACATGTGGCAGTAAAACCAAAAATATCCGATTTACAACAAATAGGCATTAATATTAGACGTATTAGAACCGAAAAGAGCATTTCCAGAGCGCAACTGGCTTATGAAATTGGCTCATCCGAAAAACACCTTAGCCGTATTGAATTAGGAGAGGTAAACAGCGGAATAGTAACCTATCTGAAAATTGTTCGTGTGTTAAATATCTCACTTGCGGATTTAATCTATAAAGTGAAAATTTAATCCTGTTTATTGACCTAATTATTTGCTATATTTTGTAGCTAACTATTGCTATAAAACGTAATATTTTGAAAATCAACACCCAAATATTTTTCAAATCTCGTAAAAGCAATTACAGGGTTTATTAAATTTACTATACAATTAACCCCCGAACCTTAAAAAAAACAATTTGTCTGTATATCAATTAGTTACACTATTTAATTAAACTTTTAATGTAACTTATTGTGTAATATTGCAAAATAGTTATTTATCTTTGTGGGGTAGAATTATTAGAACAGGATTAAAAATGGAAACAGTAAAAAAAGTAAATCCGCACATGATAACCATTGCCAGAGAATCTCGTGGAATGGTACATTTGGATATAGCGGAGAAATTGAATGTAACAAAACCAACAGCATGGCGTTGGGAAAATGATGTGTTTGGTATTAGCGAAGACGTGATAGAGAAATTAGCAAAAACCCTGCATTACCCAGAAAGCTTTTTTTACCAAAAGGGCGAAGTATTACCCCTCTCATTAAGTTACCGTAAGCGTAACGTAGTTGCAGCAAAACTAATATCGCAAATTGAAGCAAATATCAATATCTCTCGTTTAAATATAGAACAGTTATTAGATGCTATAAAGTACGAGGATATAAAACTACCTATACTGGATGTAAATAAATACGGTACGCCACAAGAATGTGCCAAGCAATTACGCAAATTGTGGAAGCTTGATAAAGGGGCAATTCAAAACTTGAGTGAAGTGTTAGAGAAACACCTTATACTTTTAGTGAGTTTGGATTTTAATACAGAGCGTGTGGATGCCAGATGCACAATGGCATTAGATAAATTCCCTATCATCATAACCAATAAAAGTTTATTGGGAGATAGGCAACGATTTACATTAGCATACGAGTTAGGTCATTTGGTTATGCACCTATATACCTCTCCTGCATACGATAGAGATTTATCGCACGAAGCTAATTTATTTGCCGCTGAATTATTAATGCCAGAAAAAGAAATTTACAAAGACCTCGAAGATTTAAGTTTACCAAAATTAGGCGAGTTAAAACGCAAGTGGAAAGTATCCATGCAATCATTGGTTTATAGGGCATCAGATTTAGAAATTTTAACCGATAATCAAAAGCGCTATTTAATACAACAATTCAATCAACAAAATATACGTAGAAGAGAGCCTAAAGAATTAGATATTCAAGCAGAACAATACAAACTGGTAAGGGATTTACTAACTCATTACCGTACTAAACAAAAAATAAGTATCGCTAAAATGGCTTCGTTTCTTCATCTTGAACAGGAAGATTTTTTGAGTAGATATAGCAATTAAAAGTACATATAAGCGTTTAAATACATTAAATAGAGAGAGAAGATGAGTACAGTAATCAGATTGGTAATTAAGCCATACACAAACAAGGAACTATCGGTATTTTTCAATGCCAGCGACAGAACTTTTAGACGAGATATGGCAAAGATTAGACACCATTTAGGAGAAAGAAACGGACACCGTTGGAGTGTGAACCAAGTAGAGAAAATTATGGAGCTTCTGGGAAGACCTTATGAGATTATTGAGAAATAGTATCCAGCTTATTTATTGCAAAATTAGTGCTGCCAGTTTGAAATAGACTGGCAATTTTATTTATCGAAAAAGAGCCTTAATAGCCTAAAAAAAGCAAAAAATATGTATTTTAGTGTTTAAAAGCTTAAAATTTATGTCAGTAAAAAATTACATTTTATTATTCTTAATAGTTCAATTTGCAAACGTTGTAAATGGTCAATCAACAAGCGTATTTGATGCAAATTATTTTAATAAAGAGAATACAACGCCACCAATTAGAGTTGGTAAAGGTTTTCATATCAATGATATTTACAAGCAAACAAGGGGTTGTTTTACTACCGAAAGTTGTAAAGAAGAAAATTTAAAAGCACAACAGTCTGGTGGTAAAAAAACAACGATTAAAGTCTATCACACACAAACTAATCAAGAGTATAATGTGTTTAAAAGAAAAGGGGCATCTGGAAAAGTAAGTTTTTTGAATTTATTTTCTATTGGAGGTCAAAACCTTGAAGAATATGCAAATAAAGAAGTACAGGATTTAGAAAGAATTATATTTAATGCTAATGTAGATTTTGGGACATATCACTACACTAATGACCTCGCATTAACAGACGATGCAAAAGCTTTAGTCGCATCCAAAAATCTTAATGATTTTGTAAAATTTTACGGAACACATTATATCAATGGGGTAAAAAGAGAAAGCAGCATCAGTGTTATTTTAACTAAACAAAGCAGTAAAAGTGATGAAACGAGCAGTACATCAAATTCTTTAAATGCTAGTGGAACAACACCTTATAAAGCGTCTGGTTCGTTTGAAGTAACAGATAATGATTGGATTAACACTCAATTATTTAGTAATAAATTTACCGCATCTATTGAAATAAACGGCCCTTCAATTGAACAAAGCTCAATACAAGGAGAAATCAATAATATCATTAATGGCAGCAGTGATGACAAGGTAAATGCTATTTCAAAAATTATTGAAGGTGTAATGAAAAATATATCTGACCCTAAACAAAGTATCATTACTCAATACTACTATGCTCCATTTGATTTATACGGGCTTGAAGGAATAAACTGGGATGAGAAAAAACAAAACATGCTTAGTAAAATAAACGAAGCAGTAGTAGATGTATATTCATCAAAAACACTACTTAATGAATTAACAACCGAATCTGGTAAAAATCAATTAAAGCAAGAATTAATAAATCAAGGAGTAAGTAATGATTACCTACAAAAGTTTATGAATAAATACAATCAAGCACTTCCTACATTTCAATCCATTCAAGCTAAAGCCGATAACTACTTACAAGAACTTGAAATCAGATATGCAAAATGTGCCGATGTTTATTGTACAGATAAAAACGTATGTTGCAATAATGATGCTTATTTAGCTGAAATCGCAAATTACAATTTCACTAAAAAGATTGATGATGAGCATGCTAAGCTTATTGAAAGCATGTTAGAAGTTGCGGTAGAAATGAATAAGCCTGAATGTGAAAAACAACAAAAAGGCATCATCCGTATTAAAAACTTTTCATCAAATCCCTACACGATTTATCAAGGTAACAAAGCTATTGATGTTATCAAAGGAAACACAACACTTACTTATAATGTTAATATGGGGCAATACAACTTTAAAGCAGTTCAAAATTCGGGATATGTATTGTACCCAACAGAAAATATAAGAACAGCAAATATTAAAAATGTGTGTCAGGAAATTACATTAAATATTGGATTTGAGGATTAACAATAGTTTTAACAAAGAGTTTAAAAAAAACCTGAAACTTTTTGAGAAATTTCTACATCCATTATTTTAATTAGTATAAAAGAAACCATGAAAGCAAAAGAAATAAAAATTAAGCCAGAACTATTGCACCTTGACCAAGTGATTGATTTTTTCGATAATATCCTTGGTGTAGTTCATTTACCCTCAGATAAATCAGGTAAAATAGACTACGATAATCTAAAAAATTTAATTTCTGAATTAAAATTTACACCAAACATTTACGCTTTTTATATCAAAGAAAACAAATCAAAAGCTTGGCATTTAAAATACATAGGTCAAAGAAGCTCTAAGGAATTTAAAAATAGAATGCGAGAACATTTTTCAAAACACCATGAAAAAACAGGTTCAAAATTAAAACAAATAAATGCTGCTATTAAAGAAGGTAAAGATATTGGAGTGAAATTTTTAGGAGTTCAGCCAGAGGGACTAAGAAAGTATTATGAAGAAGAATTGATTAATCATTTTCACAAAGACTTAGAATGGAACGACCAAAAAGGGAAAGGAAAAAGTACTAAACGAAAAAAATAGTTGTAATTTTAAACTTTCATATTTTAAGTTTTAGCCAATTGTTAGAAATAGCAATCGGCTTTTTTATTTCAATAAATACTATATTGGTGCTACATTTATCTAGTAATAAATTTAAAAATGATATACGTCTATAAATTATTTAATAATGATGGCTCAACTATTAGTTATACTGATAAAATGTTGTTATATCCAAATTCACGATTTAGTTATGATAATAAAAACTATATCGTGAATGGACACAAAAGACTAAATGAAAATGAATATAATATTTCGGCAACTGAATTAGAAGACAACTCAGTTAGTAATGACTATAAAAAAAGATTCATTAGCTTCTTTAAAGAACATGGTATAACATTTAATGAATATGATATTTGTGAGCAAAATATCAGCGATTCTTTTTGTAAATTATTTGAAAAAGATTTTGAAATAATTAAACAAGTGAGTGGTAAACATTATAATGGCAAAAATCTTTGTATTGATTTAGTTCTAATACCAAAAGATACAACGCTAATAAAAAATAAAAATCTAGTATTTGGTATTGAAATTAAAAACCCTTTTACTGCTAATACAAAGGGCAGAATGAAGCAGGATTTGTTGGCTCAATGTTTAGATTATTCTGAAACTGATTTCATAAATTATAAAGATATGATAGTGCTAATCTGCCCAATCCCTCCAAAATATGAGTATGAACATAGTATAATGAATTTTTTAACTAGATATAATGTTGGTCATGTTTCTTTTTCAAAAAGTAGAATGTATTTTAAATTTGGAGACCAAACGCTTTGGAATAATGATAATGGCTTTGGGAACTTAACGAAGGTATCTATGCTTAAAAGAAAAACAGGAAATAGAGCGTATAAAGCGAAATAATTAATTTCATTGTTAAAAAGCCGATTGTTAGAAATAGCAATCGGCTTTTTTATTATCCTAATTTATTATCCTCAATTATATTGAATTCCGAAAATACATCTTGTAACTCATCGTAATTAGCAGGATTGACACACATAATTACATTTGGATAATTAGTAATTTCTTTTTTCAATTTAGAGTAAGTGTCAACTATGGGATACATCATCAGAATAATACTTTCATAAGGATAAAAAGCACTAAAATTACCAACAGATTTTATCTGTAAGCCACAATTCTCAAATGGGAAAGCGTTTCCTTTAACTTGCTTCAACACTTCCTCTAATGGACTATTACACATTTCACAAATAGCTTCCGCTAATTGGTCATATACCATGTTCTCATAGCTGGGAACAATCATTTTAATATTCCTCAGTTTCAAAGTATCACAAAGAATTATTGCTTTAGCAACACCAACAAAGAAAGATTTTTTACTCGGATAGCCATTGAATATGTATAAGTTTTGTTTCATCATTCATTTTTTTAAGTCGATAAATATAATAAATCCATTTTTTGTCATTTTCTGATAAAAGTTTCACAAAAAATATCAGGACAAGTTAGGACAAATACGGTCAATTACGGTCAAAAAATCAACAGAATTTAGTATGCGGACAAATGCGGACATTGACCTTTTTTAGTGTTGCACCTTTGTATCGTCAAACGGCAGAAGCCTTACCAGCAAAGAGTATAAACGATAAAAAATAAATAAAATGAGCGCAATTAAAAAAACAAATTCAGCAAACGGAAGCAAATTAAAAGCAAATTTAAGAGTAGTAAAAGGTGGTTTATATCCTTACTCAAAAAGAGAAATTCTCATCGAAAATTTATGGTTGTTTTGTCAAGCCTCTTTATGGAACACACAACTATTTTCCGAAGATGACATTACAGAATTTAAAGCACTATTATCAGAACACTTTAAAGGAAGTAAGAACAACGAAAAAACATTTAAGCAATTAATTGAGCGTGTATGCTTGGCTAAACGTTACCTAGCACGTAGAAAAGGACGTTACATTTCAAAACCGATTGATTGGTTAAATATCAATTACAAAAACGGATTAGCAGGAACGGCTGGTTGGTATGCCGTAGTTGAAGAACAACGAAAAACAGTACCACACTATAACGAGGGTATTAGCTTACTGGCAAAAGCCGTTTACAAATACTGCGATAAAAAAAATGTGATTGAAGTTCTGCAATTCCGTAAAGAACTCATCCAATTAAAACAACATGATTTAGTGCAAACCTACATGAACACTATCATGCACATTCAGTATTTCAATTTCTAAATCAAAAAATAATTCATCTATAAAAAAAGAAACTATGTCAACAAAAGTAATCGTATTAGAAAAACCATTCAACCTTAAACCATACAGCCGTAAAGAGTTAGCAGGCATTATGCAAATCTCAGAATACATCTTAAAAAAATGGGCTGAAAAAATTGAACCAAGTATTGGTAATCCAGTAGCAGGCATGTACAGCACGATTCAAGTAAAATCCATTGTAGAAAAATATGGTTTACCAGCTCAAGTAGTCAATAATAACCTACAAAACGCAGCATAACAAAAACAAATTCACACAAAACGAATAAGACACTAAAATACGGTCAGCACGCTAAAAGCCTTGCTAATCTTTGTACCCGATAAAAATAACAACAATAAAAAAAAGGAGGACACATGAAAACAACAGAAGCAGTAGCAGATAGCACCTCGCATACCTTTTTAACAGGAGCAATCCTCTTTGCCAATTTGGATTATTCGGGCTTAGCGGATTATTCAGTAAAGGCAGTCGTAGGCGGAGCAATCTGGATGGCATTTAAACTAACAGGAGATTATTTCTCCAACAAAATGAAAAAAAAGTAAAAACACAAAACAAAAAAAGAAAATGGCTAACTGGAAAAAAATAGGAATCATATCAGGCATCGGTGCAGGTGTAGTTGGTTTAGTAACCTATGTATCCAGATTGAACCGAGCGCAGACACAATTAGAATCCGTTACCACCGCCAAAATATATTCACTCAAATTAGACGGCTTAACTATCAGAGTAGATGTACAATTAAAAAATCCAAGTCGTAGTTCTTTCAATATTAAATTTCCGTTTGTAAAACTTGTTTACAAAGACAAAGTGGTAGGCACTTCACAAGTCATTGATAAAAACATTAAGATACCAGCATACGGAGAAGCGAACATCGAAAGCATTATGATTAAGATTCCAGTAACAAGCATTTTTTCGATTGGTGCAGGGCTTGTCAAATTGCTAGTACAGAAAGTAGCCGTAGTGATTTCAGTAAAAACAATTAGCACCATTGATTTAGGCTGGAAGAAGCTGCCTTATGAAAAATCGGATGACATGACTTTACACCCAAAAGCATAAGAACATGGAGAGCAAAACACTAAAGAGTATAAGAAGCGGAGAAGAGTACGACCATTTGTTCCCGAAAGCAAAATTGGAAGTCATCACAAAAAAGAAAGGCGCAACGGTAAGCGATACAGTTAAGTTTATTCCAAAGGTAGTTAGGGAAACCTTATGGCAAACAGAACGCATCGCCCCACAATTAAAAGGAGCAACCATATACGACACATGCAGTAACATCTGGCACTTTTTGTATGAGCATGTGAAGTATAAAAAAGATGAAGATGGAAAAGAACAAGTACGTTCCCCAGCGAGGTTATGGCATGACCGCTTTCGGGGAGTGGATTGTGATTGTTTTACAACAACCGTACTAAGCCTTTTGCAACACCACAACATCAAAGGCGTGATGCGAATAACCAAGTACAAACAAAATCATTTTCAACACATCTACCCGATTGTACCAATAGGGAATGGGAAATACATTACGATAGATTGTGTAGTGAATGAATTTAATTACGAAGAACCATACACCGAAAAAAAAGATTTTATTATGGATTTAGAATATCTAAACGGAACAGAAGATGACAACAAACTAAACGGCAATGTGGACGCACAGGATCTGTTTGGTTGGAATGACGAAATGGGAGATTTAGGGAAACTCTTTAAACGTCGCCAAAGCACTTCTGCAATGCCCGAAGGGAATCAGGGCGGAAAAAGCAAGAAAAAAGGATTCCAAAAGTTCAAAACGTTCGCTAAGAAAGCTCTTAATGTTGTCAATAAAGCAAATCCCGCAACTGCTTTACTTCGTGCTGGCATCCTTGCCTCCATGAAACTCAACATTATGAAAGTGCCACAAAAATTAAAGTGGGCGTATCTAAGCGAAGCAGAAGCCAGACAAAAAGGAGCTGACATGAGCAAATTCGACAAGCTGAAAAAAATCCTTTACAAAATGGAACAGATTTTTTTCACGGCTGGCGGTAAACCAGAGAACCTCAAAAAAGCCATTCTAACAGGCAGAGGAAACCGAAACAAAGAAGTCAACGGATTAGGATTAGTGGACGGCTATGAAATTGATATGTCGGGTATTAATGAGAACTCCAGCCTACCAACACTTTTAGGCGCAACGGTTTACCAAGATGAATTTGTAAATGGCTTAGAAGGTACTGATGGATTAGGCTCAGCCGTTGCATCTGGCGCAGCTATCGCATCAGCAACAACCGTAATGACTGCTATTGCAGCACTCTTAAAAGGCGTTGGAAATTTATTCCCGAATAAAAAGAACAATGCCGATTTTAAAGATGAAGGTGGTGGTGGTGGCGAAACATCAGCCGATACATCAGATAGCGGTAGTGGTGGCGGTGGTGGCGGAGAAGATGCACCGACCGCAAGAATCAATAGCAGTTCAAACAGTGGTGGGTCAAGCAACAGCAGTTCATCTGGCGGTGGTAATGACAGTTCTGAAAGTAGTTCACCTCCTGCAACTAATAACAGCGGTAATACCAACATGCAACGTAATGATTCGAGTAATTCTTCTCAGGATAATAGCAACGCAGAGGAGAATAGCACAAATGGAAATGCAAATAAAAATGGGGATGCTGGTGGTGGTGGAGAACAGAAAAAGGGCTTTAAAGATTTTTGGGAGAACAACAAAAAATGGATGAAGCCTTTAGGAATTGGATTAGGTGCTGCAACGGTCATATACATTGGTTATCGAATGGTTAAAGGAAACAAAGAAACTGGAAGCACTAAAAAACCACAAGCCGCATTGAATGGCATCAGAAGAAAACGCAGAAGACAAACAAAGGGAAAGCACAGAGGACAACATGGAAAAAAATCAAATGTCGCTTTAATGTAAAACAGAAAAATTAACCCTTTAAAAAAAAGAAACATGAGCAAAAAGAAAAGTAAAAAATCCAGTAAAGCGAAACAAGCGCATGTACTGGCATTAACCAAAAAACTAGATACTAAAGGCGACGCTAAAAATAGTGCCATTGAAGCGTTGAAAGATTTAGCAGTAGGTGTTATCGGTGGAGGGGTTGCGGGAGCAGCCATTGGTAAACCCTCACTTTTGGTTGGGCTGGGAACATCGCTCATTGGGCATTATAGCGGAATGCCAATGGCAACAAGCTTTGGACTAGGTATGATGGCTTCGGGAGGTTATCAAATCAGTTCAGGTGTCAATGGGCTATCAGGCATGGACGAAGTGAAAGAACGTATCAAATCATTTGGTACAAATATCAAACAACGTTTATACCTCGATAAAATCATCAAGCCGAAAGCAAAATCCGCAGAGGATGGCACAAACGGAATGGGAAACGTTCAGTATTTTAAATACCCCAAATCCGAAACGCAAGAACTCGATATGGGTTCGCTGGAAAACATCGAGAAAGAAATCGCTTATCTCGGTGAGCAATATGAACGCAAACAAATGTCTGGAGCATACGATGATATGTCAGGCATTGAGGATGAGAAAATTTATTAATCCTCAAAAACCAAAAAGGGGCTGTAAGCCTTAACGTTCCTAATAAAAATCAATACAGTTTATGTAAACCCTATTTCAGATAATTAGTGGTACAGGAAAGCTACGCCCTTTTTAAAACAAAAAAATAAACCAAAGTAAAACCAAAAAAACAGAAAATTATGTTAGACGTATTAGAAGGAGTAGAAGAATACAACAACGTTGGAGCCTTATTAGGATTAGATGGCTTAGAAGGTAACGATGAGTTACTTGGCGCATTACGCAGAATGAATCCGATTAAACGCTTACGCACCATTAACAAGTTAGCCAGTTCGGGAGCAGTTAGCAGAGGGTCACGAGCTGAAATGGAAAAACACTTTGCCGAGTTACCAGCACACATCAAAGAAGGTTTAGCAAAAGGCGATTTGCGTTTAGCCGACACCGTGATTTACAGCATTAAGCCTGTGAGTTCCAAAACGATTAAAATGTTTGAAACGCAGGATGATAAAGAAATCGGATTACGCAACGTGTCGAATGCAAAATTACCAAAGAACCAAGCATTCTTAGTAAGTGGTATTGTGTTATTAGCTGGTGTTGCTGCCGAAATGTCAAAAGACAAAGTGATGGCAACAAAGTTCGGAGCATTAGAAGATTTTGCACCCATCACAAATGGAGAGTTCTCATTAAAGAGCAACAAAAAACAAATCGTTCCAGAAACCAGCAACAACGTGTTCAAAACAAGTAATATGCACAACGTGCCATTGGGCTATTACAAGTTAGCAAACCCACGTTTAATCCACGATGACATCTTAATGGAATTTACCGTTGAGTTAGGAACGATGGATGGCTTAGACCAAAAGACCCATTTGTTTGTGGGCTTACACGGAACCATTACTACTCCATAGTAGGTAACACACCCAGAAAATAAAGTCCGCTGCAATCAGCAGCGGACTTATTAAAAACAAAATAAATAAAACACCATGTTAAAGCCAGTAAAAAAAAGATTCGATATACAAATTACCACTGCTAGAGAAGCTGTCAACAAATCATTTGAGTTGGATAAAAACATCGAAGCGATTAAAGGTGTATTAGTGACATCAGATAAAGATGATTTACTGTATTACAGAGGAACACAAAAAATTGAAATCAACAACGCTGAGTTTTTTCCTGATAATTACGAAAGTAAATTATTGATGTCTGGCATCAATGTTTCGCCAAAGCAACGCTACTATGATATTGGAAGTGTTAGTCCGGGCAATGGAATCATTAAACTAAGCTATACTGACAATGAAGATGGGCGTACTCGTTTTGAACCATACCGAGTGTCGTTATATGTGGATTGTGAAATGGAGGATGCGTTATGATACAAGAGCAAGTTATAATCACACCCATCCTCATTACCAAAGCTGGTCAGGTAAAACATTTCCAGATTAAACTACCAAAGACGGCTAAACGTATTATCGGTGTAGAATTAGGAGGAAGACTATTAGTTACTACGAAAGAAAAAGAAGTAATGCAAAAAGCTGCTGCTACTTCTGAATTTCAAACTGAAATACATTCAGTAAGTGCCGTAGAGCAAAATAGAGAAAACTACTTTAAACGAAGTACTGTAATTGGAGAACTAAAATTACAAAGCTGTGAAGAAGCTAACATTTTTTACTCTGGTCATTTGCAATCGGATAACAATATGGGCTATGGAGATTTTTCTCAAAATAGATTCTGGAAAGTAAATCTATTTACACATCAAGCAATGGCATTTGAAGAAGTGGTGATGGTAGATGCAGAAAGTACCATTGTGCAGGGAGTTTATAAAGACCGATTAGGGGAGCAACAGGAAACAAATGTCAATTACCTCTTAAATGTTTATCTGTGGTATCAACGATAACAAAATCTAAAGACAACAAAACATGAACATAGCATTAGCCTTAGAATATATCCCACGCCGAATGAAAGAACTCGGTTACGGCTCAGACTACTACATACGCTTCCGACACTTTGTGTTACAGCCAAGCGAGAAAATAGAAATTGATGCCTATAACCAATTCTATATTCTGGTAGAAGAAATCAACGATGCGAGTGTGATGTCTGACTTTGGATTATTTGATATAGCAGAAGATAAGACTAATGAACAAACCTACGAGCATCAGGGAGAAATCAAAATCAACAACTACGCTAACAGAATTAACCATATCCGATTCATACAAGTCATTCCAAAACATAAACCAATACCAACTACAAAAGAATAAATATTATGCCTATTCAATTTGACAATTTCGACCAGAACAAAATCGACCGTTTAAAAAATCACTTAACTGCAATGGCAGAAAAAGGAAAAGCAAAGTTTTACGAAATTTTTGTAGACACTTTAAAAGCTGTTATCAAAACCGATGAAGTAAGTGACTTTGACAGCTACGAAGATTACATGAATGCTGATACCGAGCAAATCAAAATCATCATTTATAATTCTGCACAATCTCCACGTAACGACCAATTTGTTTTTCTATTAAAAGCACGTAACCGAGAAGAAGCCACAAACTTAGGTTTAAGCGGTATGCCGATTAAAAAATTCTCTCGAAATAATGTGAACGAATGGAGAGAGGAACAAAAGTTTAAAGGCGAACAGCATCACGAAATTTCTCGATTAAAACGTGAATTGGCAGAGCAACGCAGAGAACTGGAAGACAAAGAAGAATACATCGAACAATTAGAAGACCTAATAGAGAAAGCAAAGAAGAACGGGAATAAAATCGGTGGCGTTCATTTAGGAGATGTGTTATCGGTTGCGTTTGAAGGATTGGTAAGAAGAAATACACATTTGATTTCTAAAATACCAGCCGTATCGGGATTAGCTGGAATCATTGAACAGGATAATCAACGTTTAGAAATTGACACTCAAAAAACCACGCCAGAAACAGAGGTAAGTTTTAAAAAGAAAGAAGCCTCTACTAATCAACCAGTATTGAACGAACAAGAACAAGCCTTTATCAATCTGTTCAAAGAGTTAGAAAAACAATTTACAGAAGATGAAATGGGCTTAGTGATGGAAGTGCTGGATGAATTAAGCAAAGACAAATCACAGTTACAAACGGTGTTGGAATTACTAAAAGACAACGAAGAACAAAACGAAGCTTAAAAGTTTAACCATTTAAAATTGATAATCACATGACAAAATTTAGCTACGAACTGGAGATAGCAGCCAGTAAAGAAAGCGAAGCAGAAACCAAAATAAAAGCCTTAACGGTTTTGGCTTCCAAACTGAGTGCGAAAGAATTAGAAAAACTCGCACACATCGTAAAGAACGACCCAGTAAAAACAGCAATGGCAAAACAGGCATTAGGCGTTTAAAAAATCAATCAGGTAGTAACAAACATGCAAAAACCCATTCCATATAAACACAGCAAGTCAGATAAAAATGACGAGATGAGCCTGAGAGAAAAATTACTCTGGTCGGTTCTTGGTGCTGCTGGTTTGACTGGTTTAGCGATAGTGGTTAAAAAGTTTGTCATTAATAAAATTGAAGATAAAGCACATGAAAAAAGTTTTGAAGACGGCACACCACAAACCATTGCCAAGCAAATCAAAATGGCTTTTGAGAATGATGGTTATTGGGGAACAGATATAGTAACGTTGAGAAAGGTATTAACAGAAATAAAAAGTAAAGCACAACTAAAAAAAATATTTGATGCTTACACAAAAGAATACCAAAAAAACCTATACAAGGACATGAGTGATGAATTGCAAACGAGTGAATATAACGAAATGCTGCAAATCATTGCTGCCAAGCCCGACAAAGAGGGACAAGCATCGACAACCAACCAATACACCGCATGGGCAAAACGTTTGAAAGCTGCTTTTGATAAAACATACGGCTTTATATCTGGTACGGATGAGAAAGCTATTAAAGCTGTATTTAATGAAATCCCCACTCAAACGGCTTTTATACAAGTAGGCAAAGCATACTACAAAGAGTTTGGAGAGAATTTAATTACAGTATTAAAAGGCGAATTAGAAGTATGGGAATACGGGGACTATATGAAAATCATTACAGCTAAACGAAAAGCATAAATCATAAAACGATGAACAATAAAACGAAAGATAAACAAACGAAACCAGCCGAAGCCAAAAAAGGCAGCGGTAAAAAATGGTTGTTATTAGGGTTGAGTGTGGCTGCAACAGGGGCGTTGAGTTATTTCGGTTTTCAATATTGGAAAAAACATAAACAAGGAGAAGATGAGGGCAACAATAACATGCCAGATACAAATGAAGAAACTCAATCAACTTATGTTCCGCCAAAGCCGAAAACACAAACCAACGCTATACCAAAAGATGCGTTTCCATTAAGCAAAGGAAGTAAAGGGGCAAACGTCAAAGCCTTACAGGAAGCATTAATATCCAAGTACGGAAAAGCTATTTTGCCTAAGTACGGCGCAGATGGCGACTTCGGCTCTGAAATGGTAACAGCTTTAAAAAAAGTTGGCTTACCAGAAAGTGTGAACGAAACAACCTTTAATCTTTTGGTAAAAGGCAGTAGTCCAGACCATGCAACGGTTGCCAAAGATTTGTATGCAGCAGCATTGACAAAGAATTTTAATAAAGCAATGAGTTTATTAAAAACGCTTCGCAACACAGAGGACTATAAAGCAGTCAGCGACACCTTTGTCAATTACCGCATCGGAAGCGTAAGACAAACATTAGTCAATGGTATGTTGAACAGCTTTACAGATGCCAAACAAAAAGATGCCATCCGTTTAGCCTTTTCTAACATGGGTTTAAAATACGATGGTAACAAGTGGTCGTTAAGTGGGATTGATGATGCAAAATTATTAATCACGATTCAGGATACACAAGTTTGGAAAAATCCCAGAGCATCGGTTCGAGTGCCAAGAAACATGGTATTGGGTAAAGCCATTACCACTCGTGGAGCTTACACACTTTTTGAAAATGAAAACCAATATTTTTTGGTTCAAACCCAACACATCAAAGAACACAACTAAGAACGCATTATGACAACAACCAATAATAAACGTAACATCAAATACATTGTAGTGCATTGTACAGCTACACCAATTAACACAACTATTGAAAGCATTAAACGGTACTGGAAAGAGGTACGTAAATGGGGCAACCATGTAGGCTACCACTACATCATTGAAGCCGATGGAGATATTACACAACTGTTAGCTGAGAATAAAAACAGTAATGGGGTTTATGCTCACAACAGCGAGTGTATCAATATCGCTTACATCGGTGGAGTTGATAAAGCTGGTAAACCAAAAGATACTCGCACCAAATCACAACAACATGCCATGTTCGATTTGATTGTGAAACTAACTGAAACCTACAAAGGAGCAAAGGTTCTTGGACATAGAGATTTCCCGAATGTAGCCAAAGCTTGTCCCTGCTTTGATGTAAAAACTTGGTTAGCCAATTACACACCAGACATTGAACCTAATATCTAAACAGCAAAAAGTCACTAATCAAATGAGCAAAGAAGTAGAGGATTTTATTAAAAGAAATGCAGCCGATGTGATTCGTAGCGTGCAAAAAACAAGCCTCTTTCCTTCTGTAAAAATGGCTCAAATGATTATTGAAAGTAGTGGCAAAGATGAACATGGAAAATTTGGAATAGGTAAAGGTTTAGCGGTTAGAAAAGCAAAAAATTATTTCGGTATCAAAGCAGATAGGAGATGGAAAGGAAAAAAGATTGCACTATCAACCCCTAGAGATGGAAAGCCAATAAGTTATTTCCGAGTATATCCAACTGCACTTGATAGCATGAAAGACCACACGATTTTTTTACTAGCTAATGCACGATACAAAGCCAATGGTGTATTTACATCCAAAACTCCTGAGATGCAAACAGAAGCTTTACAAAGGGCTGGATATTCAGAAAGCCCAAATTACAGCAAAGCACTCAGAGGATTAATATCGGCTTATGGATTAAAAGAACTAGATAAGAAACAAGCACATGATGATTTTACCATTTGGTATGTATTAGGAAGTGCTGTGGTTTTAACGGCTACTGCCTTTGCCTTTAAAAAAGAGATAAAAGAAATATTAAAACTTAAAAAGCCATGAACATCATTAAGTATCTAAAGGAACTACTAAAGGACAAAACCAATAATTACAGCTTGAGAGAATTTGTGATTGCCATTTGTGTGATACTGATTGTTTCTAGTTGGTTTGCCCAACTGCTGTTTAAAGTTCAAACTCCAGAGTACATGTTTTATTCCATAGTGAGTTTAATAGCCGCTGGATGCTTCGGTTATAGCATCGAAAAACCAAAATCAAACGAGTAATAATAAAATTAAAAAATCATTTATGAGAAACGTATTTAAAAATTTAGGAATTGGCTTCGGCATTTTTGCACTCATTGTTTTAATGGGAACATGTATCTGCAACCATAAGGAAACTCCAGTAGTCGTCCAGCCCGATAACAGCTATATCAAGGTGTTAAAAGCAAGACAAACAGAGTTGGATAGTGCTTACCAAAAACATGTTCAGATTCTGAAAAGAGAAAAGGATAGTTTGACATTTCTTGTTTCTGAAAAGAAAAAATCTTTGTCTATCTATCGTTACAAATCCAATGAACTAGAAAATCAATTACGAGCAGCACTCGCAAAAGTGGATAGTTCAAATGTATTAAACGATAGTATCAGTCCTTTAGCAGAAACCTATTTTGCTATTCAACTGCAAAGGGATTCCGCTTGTAACGAGAGTATCAGGGCATTAGAGATTGTCGGATTCAAACAGGATAGCGTGATTGTGTTTCAGAATTTAGAAAAGGATAATTTGAAAGCCCTTCAGAAAGAACAGGAACAAAAAGAAATCTACCTAACCCAACAATTAAATACAGCCTACAAACAACAAAAGAAAGATGTTTTAAAAAGTAGGATTCTCACAGGAACATTGATTTTAATATCTGGATTTACAAGTGCTTTATTAATTAACCAAACTCTAAAATAAACAATGAAAGAAAAAACGTTAGTGTCCACGTTCACATTAATCGGTTCTCTGGCCTCTTACTACTATGCCAAAACACATGTTAAAGATGCCGTGCCTTATGTAATGATAGGCGGCTTTGTGGGGGCTTGGGTTGGAGAGATTATCGCACAAGTGACCGTAAGAAAAAACAAAGAAGACGAAAAATAATACAAACTCATAAACATTAAAATAATGGAATCCACAGCAATAGCAATAACAAATAATGGCGTAAGCCTTAGAATTAAAAACGGAACGTTGATACGCAACATTATGAAATCTCAAATCATTGAGATAGTAGTTGTTAAAACAAACATCATCAAAATTGATATTGGTAAAGGGGCTTTATACAACGTCTTCATTCCTTATGCAGATGTAGCCGTTCCTGCAACGGCATCGCCAGAAATATTAAAAGATGCGATTAACGATATGTTGGCTGCAACAAGCATTTCAGGAAGTGCAACGGAAGAAAAACAGATTGAAGAAATCGCTAAACTCAATGAACTGAACGAGCAAGTAACGAACATTAGATATGCGGTAAGCACCTTAGATAGTAAAATTTTCTTTGAACCAGTTTTAATTGATGAAAGCAATCCGAACATTATTTACAAAGGCTTCGCCAGCCCAGCAGCGAATCAGCAAGAGGCAGTATGGGCAATTCAAAGAATTAGCAATACAGGGGATGTCTGTTCTTATCAGTGGGCAGACGGAAACAAAGATTTTGATAACATCTGGAATAACCGCATTGAATTATTATACGCATAACATGGGATATTTTTTAGACCTCTTAACAGGAAAGCTATTTAATTTCAGAAACGCTAAAGGCTCTGATATTAATACAGGAATATCCGATAGGTTAATTGTTACACCAAAATCCTTAGTGGATAGCGACCAGTTTAGTAACACCAGCATACCGCTGGTGTTACCTTCGGTTTTTAAAACTAAAAGTGCTTTGTTTGTGCAAAACAGCCATGTGTTTGTCATACCTACCAATGGCTATTATTTCCTCAACAGAAAACAAAAAATCAAAACACAGTTATTTGCTTATGCTATTGTAGATGCAGGTTTAGTTGGCGAATTGTGTATCGTAGATATTGCCACGAACAGCATGGTTGCTAATTCAGCTACTCAATTTAAAAATTCAGCATACAGTTGTATTGCCAGTAATAATTCAATTGAACTGGAAGCTGGTAAAGCTTATGCAATAGCACTTCGCAGAGTGTCGGGAAGTTCTACAAAATTTGTTTCAGTTCGTGCAGCAACATTAACCTTAAAGTTATTGAGTGTATAATGGACGTTAATCGAAATATAAATTCTCTTTTAGGTTTGGGGCAAAAAATACTTGCCCCAAACCTTTTGGAGTTTGTAACCTATATGGAAAGAAGTTTGCGTATAAGTTACAAGCATAACAAGCGTAGCGTTGAAGCTCTCGCTTATTCGTTAAAGATTGATGACAAAACAGAAATTAAAGAACTAACAGAACTTGCTATCGTAAATGTTGCCAGAGAAATTGCACAAGGTAAGGGAACGACCAGAGAAAAATACGAACGTATTGTTGAGTTATACAATAACCAAATGATTTTATCTCATCGAACATCACAAAGTATTTTATTACAACAATATTCTACACCAGCTCCAATCGGATATTTAATGGGTGTGTATTGTGGCTTAAACCACTTACATCAAACAGGAGGTTACGCATTTGAACCAAGTGCTGGAAACGGCTTATTGACCATTGCAGCCAAACCAGAGCGAGTGTATGTGAATGAAATTGACGTTGTCCGCAATCGTAATTTACAAACTCAGGGTTATGCCAATGTATTTAATCGTGATGCTACTACTCCATTTTCTTACATAGATTTAAAGGCAACCTTTCAAGCTGTATTAACTAATCCTCCTTTTGGTGTATTAAATAAAGCAATTGATTATAATACGTTTCCCATTCGTGTCCTAGACCATTTAATGGCTTTACGTGCTTTAGATACAATGGCAAATGATGGTAAAGCAGCTATCATCATTGGCGGTCATACTCGCTGGGACAAACTCGGCAGAATAGAAAAAGGAAAAAACCGCATCCTGTTTAACTATCTGTATCATCATTACAATGTGGTTGATGTGATACAGATTGACGGCAACCGATTATACACCAGACAAGGGACTGGCTTTCCAGTTCGCTTGATTTTAATTGATGGCAGAAAAGATAAACCACAAGGTGTTGCACCGATTTATAATGCCTCCATTGATAATGTGATTCGTTCTTTTTCGGATTTGTACGATAGAGTTATCGGAACGGATAATGCAGAGATAGACGTTGCACCAGCACAAAACAAACCAAACATGATTGATATTAAAACACTAGAGCAAGAAGCTCTTGATATAGAAAAATTCTTTTTAGGCGATGAATTAGGAATGCCTTATACACCAGCATCAAACGCCTGTGTCGTGTTAAATACACAAGTGCCAGATTCAATGGGATTTGAAACACATGCAGCTCTCTCCAGAATTAAATCAGAGGTTGGTGGTAACATGGATAATTTTGTAAGAAATCGTTTAGGCTATGGCTCTCATAAAGATTTATGCCATGCGTTATCAGCCGAACAAATTGATGCCGTTGCAATGGCGATTTACAATATTGAAGCCAGAGGACAAGGAATGATTATTGGCGACCAAACAGGAATTGGTAAAGGTCGTATTGCAGCAGCGATGATACGTTATGGCGTAAAGCAAGGTATGAAACCAATATTCATTACCGAGAAAGCTAATTTATTTTCTGACATCTATCGTGATTTATCCGCTATTGGTTCAGCACATTTAAAACCCTTTATCATTAATGGCAGAGAACCTAAAACAGATATTAAAGATGAAGATGGAAATGTGATGTATCAGGCTCTTGCAGCTTCTGAACAACAAAGTATTTTTCAAACAAATGAAATTCCAGCTAATTACAACTTTGTGGTAGGTACATATTCTCAGTTTAATTCTCCCGATAAAAAACCAGAGAAACCAAATTACTTAATGCACATCGCCAAAGGTAATTTGTTGATTATGGATGAAGCCCATAATTCAAGTGGCTCAAGTAATACAGGAGAATTTATGCAACGTGTTGTAAGCCATACAAAAGGTGTGGTATTCTTATCAGCGACCTTTGCCAAACGTCCCGATAACATGCCTATCTATGCGATGAAGACTTCTATTAGTGAAGCGAACTTAACTCGTGATGAATTAGTAGAAGCCATTACAAAAGGCGGTGTAGCCCTGCAAGAAATCTTAGCAAGTCAATTAGTAGCCGAAGGGCAAATGATTAGACGTGAACGTTCTTTTGAGGGTGTAGAAGTCAATTATCTCTCCCTAGATAAATACGAAATCGAACACCGCAGAATGGCAGATGGTATCACACAAATCTTGCGTGACATTATTGCGTTCCAAACAAACTTCATTGACAAGCAAGTAGATGAACTGGATAAAATTGCAGCAGCAGAGGGAAAAGAAGTTGAGTTACGAGAGGGGACTTCTCAAGCGGGAGTTGACAACATTCCATATTTCTCAAAGGTGTTTAATGTGATTAATCAAATGTTGTTTAGCATCAAAGCAGAAGCCGTTGCAGAAAGAACCATTGAGCGTTTAAAAGAGGGTAAAAAGCCTGTGATTGCTTTTGCTTCTACAATGGGTAGTTTCATTGAGCAATTAGAAAATGAGAACGGATTAAGTGTTGGGGATGGCGATTTAATTGATACAGATTTTGCCGAAGTATTACGCAAAGGATTAGACGGCATTATGCGCTATACCGAAAAAGATATTAATGGTGATTCTGTTTTTAAACGTTTTGAATTATCTGAACTAGGCGAAGATGCCCGAATAGAATACAACCGTATTTTAAACAATATCAACACGGTTAGTACAGGAATATCCATTAGCCCGATTGATGTCATCATTAAAAAATTAGAGAAAGCTGGTTATATCGTTGCTGAAGTAACAGGACGTAAATTTTCTGTTCAGTTAGATGCAAGTGGTCAAAAGGGATTGGTAACTACTCGTAAACGCTTAAACACAAACGATGCGTTTAGAATGTTCAACAATAACGAAGCGGACGTACTAATGATTAATCAATCAGGAAGTACAGGTGCATCGGCTCATGCTATTCCTACACAAAAAGTACCTAAAGAAGATGTGAGGCAACGTGTGATGATTGTCTTACAAGCGGAGTTAGATATTAATACCGAAGTTCAAAAACGTGGTCGTATCAATCGCACAGGACAAATCTTAAAACCGATTTATGATTACATGATTTCCGCTATCCCAGCAGAAAAACGTTTAATGATGATGTTACAAAAGAAATTAAAATCATTGGATGCAAATACAACCTCTAATCAAAAACAAAGTACCAAGATTTTAGATGTGCCAGACTTCTTAAATAAATATGGGGACAAAGTGGTTAAAGAATATTTGATGGAGAACTTGGAAGTAAACGATTTATTGAATGACCCATTAGGATTAAAAGGCAAAGGTGGCGAAAGCGATGAGCATTTAGAAGATGCAGCGCATAAAGTATCTGGGCGTGTAGCTGTGTTATCTACTCAAATGCAAGCGGATTTTTATTCTGAGATAACAGAGCGTTACAATGACTATGTGGAATACCTCAAACAAATTGGAGAATATGATTTGGAAGTAGAAGCCTTAGACCTCAAAACAGAAACCATTGAAGAAAGTATCATTAAAATGGGTAAAGGTGGCGAGAGTGCATTTGGAGAAGATAGCATCTTAGAAAAAGTAAAAGCGAATATTTTACGCAAGCCATTTTCAAAAACTGAATTGGAAAATTTATTAAAGGAGAGTTTAAACGGTAAATACCCAGAGGAAAACAAACGCAGCTTATTAGATGATTTTACAAATGCAATGGCTGAGCGTTTGCAAAATGAAATAAATGCCTCTGCTCAAAAGTATGCGGATTTAATTAAGGATATTCCAAACGAAAAGAAAATAAAAAAGATTTTAGAAAGCAATGGCGAAGCTGCTCAACGACATGCCATCAAGGAACGTGAAACCGAATTAAACGCTGCTCACAAATTAGCGGTAGAACAATTACATAAAACCTACAAATACAAACAAGAATACTTACAACGTATTTTGAATTTCTTTACGATAGGCAGAGTATTATCTTATCCAGTATTCACGTTTGATAATGGTCAGGAAACCATTTTTGCGGTTAGCTTGGGTGTAATGATTGATAAGAAAAAGAAAAATCCGTATGCACCTAGTGCTATTAAAGTTCGTTTAGCAATCGCCAGTAGTAACAAGTATATCGCTATGCCAGCCAGCTTTAATGAGGGCATTTCTAAAATCATGGCTGCAAGTATGGATAAGAAAGAGATGTCGCAAGAAGATTTATTGATAGAATGGGATAATGAAATCAAACAAAAAACAAAAGACAGAGGGATTCGTTACATCATTACTGGAAACTTGTTACAAGCTTTTGGAACAGAGAGCGGAAAATTAGTAAGCTATACAACGCAAGAGGGACAAACCAAGAAAGGGATTTTGATGCCAGAGGAATGGCAGCCTAAAGATATGGGGCAACGCAAAATTACCGTTCCAATTATCAAAGCTTTGCCTTTATTAAAATCAATGAGTAATGGTTCAGCTATGTACGCATCAAATGAGATTGCTTTTTTTGAAGCTGGGGATAAATACAGAATCATTGTGCCTTTATCTCGTTCCAGAGGTGGGGATATTTACACCGATAAGGATTTAATGGCATTACTTACTAAGGGCATGTTTGAGAAAGCTTCTGATAAAATGGCGGGCTATTTACCAAAAGAAAATATTGAAGCCTTTGCAACCATTCTACAAAACAAATTCGGGGTAAGTGTGGCTATTGGTATGAACCAATTATCCTTAGTGAAAAGTGATACCGTCAAAATATCCACCCGAAAGAAAATTGTATTACCGCCAGAGGATAACGATATAGATGAAGAGCGCATCCGCATTTTAGAATTAGAAGCTGAAGCCTTAATCCTTGAATTAGAATTGATATAACCATTAAACGATACGACCCATGATAACCATTGAAAATTATAAAGACACCGTTAAAGGCATTAACTTTTCTCAACTGCCTGTTACCTTTTGGAAGGGGCATGACTTCGTTCAGAAATCTTCTGAGAATTATAGCAATTGGGATGCTTACCACAAAAACGAAACCATTAAACGTGTGATGGATGCTTATTTTGCTAAACTAGATGAGCATTTACAAAAGCACCCGATTAAAGGCAAAACCATTCTTGCTCCTGTTGAACATTCTGAACCCGAAAAAAAGATAGAAACAAAAACGCCTGTACAAAGAAAAGCACCTATACATAAAGCTAATCAAACTGAGAGCCATGATGATGATACGGATTATTCTTTTGTGGAACGCATCCCAGAAGAAATCCGTTTCATGAAACGTTATATTTCCATGAATGGTAAGAAAAAAACAAAAGAAGATTTGTTACGTTTCATAAATGCTTTACATCGTGCCATCATTGAAAAGAAAGTGCGTAAATCTTCGCCATACTCCAAACAAATCGAGTACATGCAAGACAAGCTTGTGAAAACGTATAATGCCATGACAAAAGCTCTAACCGTTGAGATTGGCGAGAAAACCATTTTAGAATTTAAAGGCTTGATTATGCAAGAAAAGGTTATGCCATCTGTTAACCTGATTAAACGTTACATTAACTTAAACGGTAAATACAACGTTAAGGATAAAGCTAAATTATTAATGGATGCCATGCAACGTGCTTCTAAACTGAAAAAAGTAACGAAGACGGATAAGTATGCTAAGTTATTAGATACGATGTTTGCTAACCTTAACGCATACGTTAAAAACAAATCTCAAAAGATATTGAGCATCCAGCAAACGGAATTAAACGGATTGAATGGTGTGTTAGGTTGTGCTTGTGAAGTGAATGGATTAGAGGGGATTGAGGAAGTAAACGCTATTGAAGAAATAGAAAGCCCTGTTAACGAAATTCCTGGTGTTATGAGTAGTATGGATTTTAGAAACGTGCAATTTAAAACATTGGGCTTTGTGGGTAAGTATCGTAAATTGATAGGAGATCCGTCAAAGGGTTTTAGTGTCATGGTGTATGGTAAACCGAAAATGGGTAAATCATTTCTTTGTGTGGACTTCGCTGGGTACTTAGCCAGAAATCATGGCAACGTGCTTTATGTGGCTAAAGAGGAAGGTTTAGATATGACTTTACAGGATAAGTTAAAAGCCAAAGATGTGGCGCATCCTAATTTATTTGTAGCGGAAGAAATCCCCAGCGATTTAACGCCTTATGACTTTATCTTTTTTGATAGTGTTAATAAGCTTGGTTTATCTACTGGCGACCTTGAAACGTTAAGACATAATTACCCATCAAAGTCGTTTATTTACATTTTCCAGACCACTAAGGAGGGTAATTTCAGAGGAGCTAATGAGTTCCAGCATGATGTGGATGTCGTTATCCAAGTGCCAGAAAAGGGTTTAGCTGTGCAGAATGGTAGATTCAATCAAGGAGGGGAAATGAGGATATTTGAGGAGCAGGAATATCGGGACGTAGCTTAAAAAAGTGGGTAAATCCCACTTTTTTTTATTAATTTGTAACTAAAAAATATCATGGATTTAGTTCCAATCTTATATAATCTAATTTCTAAAAATCTTAAATGAAAACACAAATATTACCAACGTTTAAAGACATATTTCCAGAGGAGAAACAACCTACCATTCAAGAAATTGTAGCAACAATTCCAACTGATATTCTAATCAAAGTCTCCTCTTATATAAATGCACAACTTTATTTTTCAAAAGAAAGGCTAAAAACAGAAATTAAAATTTTCATTCATCTCATAGAAAGAATAACCGACCATAAACTAAGGAATGCTCCACATAATAATTTAATGGCGTTTAAAAATAGACTAGCTGAACAGGAGATAGCTATTTTCCCTTTACCACATACTTTAAAATTAATAGAACTTGCCTATCTTTCAGATTATATACCAAATCAAGGAAAAACAACTCCAGAGCAAGATTTAAACATTTTAAAAGCTCTTCTTATAATTAATTCTGGAGCCAATGATAAGACTATTCAAATTTTTGACGGAGTTGATATGTCAAATGACGAATCAGTTTATAAAATATTCTGGGCATCATTACTCCCTAATTCTACCATTCTCTTAAGAAAAGATTTAATTCTATCCCTCTATAAATCATTGAATTTTTTTAAATTTCTAAAAAACAACTATCCAACATACTTAAATCAATATTTGGAGGTAAATCAAGTTGATGTTTACCAGAAAATACCAATCAAATTATTTGAGTTGTATTCTAATGGATATAATAAAGAGCAGGATTTTTTCTATTCATATTTTAACAAAGACGTAATTTCACAAAATCAAATAGTAGCAAATTTGTCTTTAGATATTAAAAATTTTTCAAGAGACGAGTTCATAGCAAAAAAAATGCAGATGAATTTTAAGGGAATCAGAACTTTTCCAGTTTTGAAATCTGAAAAAGAAGAATATAATATTAGTAATTGGAATTTTATAATTGAAAAATTTTATGAAGGTCTAGTATTTGATTTTTATAATAAAACTAATATTAAAGACCTCAAAGAATTAAAGAGCTTTGAAGATTATAAAGGAAAAATGGGAGACTATTTTGCAAATATATTCTTTATGAATTTAATGAAGGAAATGTTTAATCATCATCCAATTATCTGTTTAAAGGAAAAAGAGAGGAACCAACATTGCGATTATGATTTTTATATTAGAGTAAAAAATAACGTATTCTTTTTTGAGTTTAAAGATATTTTATTTCCGATAAACGAATCTTATGAAGATATAAAAAATACTATTGATAAAAAGCTAGTAGATAATAAAAAAGGGATTAAACAAATTATTAGACAAATAAAGAATTTTAATCAAGACTCTACTGTTTTTGATGATTTAGAAAACGAAGGTATTTCATTAAAAGATATTAATATTTACCCAGTTTTAGTTTATACCGATAATGCTTTCGGTATGACTGGCATTAATCATTATTTAAACAATCTATTTGAAACAGAGGTAAGCAAGGAACTTAAAAATAAAGAATTTAGCGTAAAGCCTCTAGTATTAATGTCATTAGATTTTTTGATGGAAGAGTATGAGAATTTTAAAAGTGGAAAATTCGATTTAGTGTATATTATAAACCTATATTATGATTTGAGGAAAGAGAACATAAAAATATATGAACAAACTAAAACGCCTATAACTTTGCAAAATGCTTTTGAGGGGTTTGATGTAGTTATAAGAGAAAAGATAGTTTCTAATTCTAAAGACCTTCTTAATGGTTACTTTTATGAAAAAGTTATAGAAGACTTTAAACCTTTTCTTCAATAAGAATAAATGGAATCCTCGTTTAAACTTTCATTACAAAATATCAAAAAACTTGACAATTGTTTTTATTCTGTAAAATAGGTATTTATACATATTTCATTGATAAAAAAACTGTTTAGTTTTAGGATAACTTAAAATTAAAAACAAAATTAATTATGATACAATCTATTGCTGACCTTTTAAATGAATTCATAAAACAAAACGTTGAAGTGCTTAATAAAGAAGAAATCAAGCATTCAACCTCGGTAGGAGATATGTTTGAGGGACTTACTCAAGAAGTTTTGAATCGTTCTATTTTTCAAGACCTAAACCTTAAAGTAGTAAAAAATAGCTTTATTTTAGGGTGTAAAAATGAATTTGATGTTTTGCTTGTTGAGGGTGATGGCAGAAATATGCCATTCACAAACCGTTATGAGTTCAGACCTGAACAAGTAATAGCAATTTTACAGGTAAAAAAGAATCTTTATTCAAAAGATATAAGCGAAGGATTTACAAATTTACAGTTCATTATAGACCATTATGAAAACAAAAAAACAGAACCTTTTATGTACAAATTACATAAGGATAGTTTTCGTGCAATTTGTAGAAAAGATATTGATGCCTATAAATTAAAAGAATTAACATTAGAGGAAGAATTTGTTTATTCTACTTTAGCCATTGAAGCGCAACTACCAGTAAGGATACTTTGGGGATTTAATGGATTTGCAAGTGAATGGAATTACCGTGAATCATTTATAGAATATCTGACTAAAAATTTAACTACTTCTGCGAAAAATAAAATACCGGGGTTTGGCCCTCATAATTTCCCTAACCTAATTATTTGTAGAAATTTTTCGATGATGAAACAAAATGGAATGCCATTTATAAGTCCTTTGAATGAAAAAAAATGGTGGCCATTTTATGCTACATCTTCATACAACCCAACTTATTACATTTTAGAAGCAATCTGGACAAGATTATCTTATAAATATGAGCAACTTCCAACAAGTATTTTTGGTGAAGATTTGACAATGGAACCAGCTACAAGGTTTTTAGATTGTAGGATAAAAGAATTTAACGGGGGCTTTGGATGGGAATACGATTATTTTGCAGCAACCGAAGAAACACTTAAAGAAAATACAAATGTTGTTCAATGGGAACCTGTTTTTTTAGATGAAAAACAACACATTGTAATAACCGAGTTGTGTGAAAAGGGAGAAATTGATTTAGCAAATCATGGTGGATTAGATGTTTTTGTTATGGAAAAACAAAACTATTCATCATTAGACCATTTTATAGAAAAATTAAAACGCACAGGATTAGCATCAGTTGAAAATAACAAATTGAAATTACTTACCGACCTCTGTCAATGTGTAATTATGCCAGATGGTCGAACTGTTGCTGGGGACAATAAAACAGGGAGATTGACTCGTTGGGTAGAGAATCAGATGAAGAAGAATTCTTAATTATGAGTAATGCTAAACAATACTTAGAAGATATTCAAGGATTACTTATTTATCTAAAGAATAAGAATGGTTATGCGCCTTCAATAAAAGAGGTAATTGAAAAACAAGCTAAAGACCCTGTATTTTTTAAAACGATTTTTGACGATTATTCACAAAATCATGAAGTTGAGTTAAAAGATTATTTAATTGGTAGAAATCTTCGAATAAAAGAAACGTATGAAAATTCTTTAAGAGAGGTTTATGTACAATGTGAAACTGCAACCGATGAAGAATTTGAAAAAACACTAAAAGAAACATCAGAATTCCATTTAAACCTAATTTCAAAATTACCAACAAAGTTTCAAGAATTGTACTCATTTGCTACTGTTCATCATTTATTAACTGAAATTATTGAAGCTGCTTCTCATCTTAATTATAAAATTAATAAATATCCAATTATAGGAACAGTATCAAATCATTCCGTTAATTTAGGAACATTTACTCTTGAAAACGGAGAGCCTGTAATTATTGTTGATGAAGATTTTCTTTCTTTTATCCATCTTCTTTCAAAAATTTTTGTTCAATGTTTGCCTTTGGGAGATAAAGGGGAAACGGATTCTATAATAACAAGAAAAGATGAAATCATAGAAACTATTAAAAATAACCCTCAAATATTAATTTATTTCAAAGACTTTTTAAAAGCATATATTAATGGTTCTCCGAGAAAAGCGAGTCAATACTTTCTTCCACAAGATGCAAAATATATGCTTTGCACATTTCTAATGATGAGTGCTGAGTTTTTTGCAATAGGGCATGAAATAGGACATATTATTAAACACCATGATAATTCAAAGTTAAAATTTTGGTATTTTGGCAGAGAGGGGGTTACTTCTTTTGATGAACAAAATCAAGAAAAGGAATTTGAAGCGGATAAAATAGGCATGCACTTGGCTATGCAAGCAATGGCAAAGTATGATTTCCAAGCAGATTTTTGTTATATCGGAATTGAATGTTTTTTTATTGTAAACGATATTGCTTTAAAAGCTAAAAATATTGTTGAGAAAGGACATGAGGATATTTCAGGATATTTTAAAACACATCCTTCAAATCAAAAAAGAAAAGAAAAAATCAGAGCAGAATTATTGCAATTACTACCAGAGGAGGATATGAAAAATGCAACTTATTTACCAGATATTATTGATGAAACAATGGCATACCTTTGGGAAAATTCTAAAGAGGACTTTATCCAAGAATACACGAAAAGCAAGCCAAATTGAGCAAAAATGATGTGAAAACACCCTTTATCCCTTATCAATCAATAACTTGAGATTAGCTAAAGTCTTTAATTCTTCAAGTTCTTGGTTGGACATTTGGTCAGCTGGGTTCACAAGTATCTCCCAGCGGGATCACAAAAAGATCGGTTCTTTCGGGTAAAAATGATTAAAGCCTCGTAAAACGCAAGTTTCACGAGGCTTTTTTTATTTATCTATATCAAACCAAATCAATTCATTTCAACCTATTCGGTTACTAATTCGGTTACCTTTTTATTTCTCTATTTTCGTACCCGAATTTTACGTAAACCATTGATTCTATTGCTGTTCAGAAGAACAAAGTTTGCCAAAACAAACCAATTTATCAATGTTTAATCGGTTACTAAAATCGGGGCAAAATGAAAGTAAAACAAAACCTATCAATTCTTATTTGGGCTAACCTTTCTAAAAAGGACAAAAACGGCCTGCTACCTTTGTATGCTCGTATTACCATAGATGGTAAACGTGCTGAAATTTCTCTTTATAATAAAGTTCATCCTGATAAATGGGATAAAGAGAAAGCTAAAATAAAGGGCAATGATTTGGAAACTAAAACTTTAAACACTCATTTCGATAAAGTAAAGTCTGATTTGAATGTTCTCTTTATCAACCTGGGTGTCATACACGAAACCGTTAGTCCACAATTACTTAGCGATACTTATTTAGGAAAAGACCCGCAACCATTAGAAAAAACATTAATGGATGCTATTGAATACCACAATCGAAAGTTTAAAGAAAAAGCTGTGCATGGCTCTGTATCATTAAAAACGTGGACACGTTTCGAAATACTTAAAAACAAGGTACTTAAGTTTATGGTGCATAATTATAAAGAAAAAGACCGTAGGTTAAAGGATGTAAAACATTCCTTTGCAACTGATTTTGAGCATTACCTGATGATAAATGATAAGCTTGCATCAAATACCCTTATGAAATATATTAAAATGCTTAAAACCATTTTAAATATGGCAGTAGCAAATGAATGGATTAATTCTAATCCCTTCATGAACTTCAAATGCACCTACACTCCACCCGATAGAAATGTTTTAAATCCTGATGAACTAAATACACTTTTTCTTAAAGTGTTACCAAACAAGCGTTTAGAAGAAGTAAGAGATGTTTTTATTTTTGCTTGTTACACTGGTTATGCTTTTGCTGATATGGAACAATTTGAAGCTGATGCAGTTTCAGTTGGTATTGATGGAGAATATTGGTTAAAAACCAATCGTATTAAAACTGATTCAGCTGAAAATGTCATGTTGTTGGAAATTCCTTACGAAATCATTCAAAAATATAAATCGCACCCTTATTGCTTGGCAAACAATAAATTGTTGCCAATTATAAGTAACCAACGTTATAATGGATATTTAAAAGAATTAGCAGGAATTTGTAATATCAAAAAACATTTAACTTCTCACATTGCACGCCACACCTTCGCAACAACGGTTACACTAGCAAACGGAATTTCATTAGAAAGTGTGAGCGCCATGCTTGGCCATAAAAGTATTCGCACTACTCAAATTTATGCAAAAGTGGTTCAAAGCAAATTAAGCGATGAAATGAAGATGCTAAAACAGAAATTAAATCCCACAATCAATTGTGAATTAATTAGTTCGGCAGCTAGTAACAATTAGTAAAAATAAAAGTTATGAGATTATATCTCAACTATTATTTTTATGAAACAACATGCTGAAAACTTGGCTAAACGCCTTGATACAGAGTTTCTTGAAATAGAAACTTTGTATTTAGACAAATTGCCTATGCTATTAAAAAAGGTTGAAGTAGCAAATATCTTGGTTCAAGAACTTCAGCTACACGTTACTAAATACAAATTAATTAAGTCTGAGAAAGACCAAATTATTTATTACAAATATTGTTTACCCCTCATTCAAAAATGGGTATATGCTTATGAGTTCATTCATTCCATTGAAAAAGATGCTTTGCTTGGCACTCAAGAAATGAAAGCAGATTATTACAAATCTGCACTTCAAAAACTAAACTGCAGTTACAAACGCAGAACCAATGAATTCACTTCTATTCGCCAAAGCGACAAGCGTTTTGAAGCTACTACTCTCCTTACCTCTAATTTAAACAATGATATTATTGCATTATTTGAGGCCCATTTTATTGCTGAAGAATATTTGATCAATACCATTGCAAAATTAAAAATCGAACAACATACAAACCCGGTTTATCAACCTGGTCCCTCCAATTACAAATGGGCAAAATCCAAAACAGATTTAGTAGAATTATGCTACGCATTATTCTACGGCCATTGTATAGTTGATGCAAACACACAAAAACCAATTCAATTAACTAAGCTTACAATAGCTTTAGAAACTGCCTTTTCAGCCGAATTAAAAGATTACAAGCGCTTATTTTCAGATGTAAAAAAGCGTAAGATGAACGAATCTTTTACCAAGTACTTACAGCTAACCATTCAGCACCAAATCGAAATTCATTTCAAATAAAAAATCGTTCCACATGTGGAACGTGATGTGGAAAGAAACAAATTAAAGCACTGCAATTTTGCCTGCATAACATTAAAACAGGATAAAATGCAAATTGAAATTTTAACTAAAAACGACCTTAATCAATTCAAAACTGAATTGCTTGAAGAATTAAAAGTAATGATTAGCAAAACCAAGCCAGCTGCTAATCAACAAAAGGAATGGCTAAAAAGCTATGAAGTACGAAAACTTTTAAATATTTCTCCTGGTACTTTACAAACCATGCGCGTAAACGGCATTATTACTTTTAGTAAAGTTGGTGGCATATTTTACCACAGTTACGCTGATATATGTAAAGTATTGGAAGGTAAAAAATAAAGGCTTTGCAGATAAATTACATTAAACATTTAACAGC